CATTAGAAGTGGGTAAGGTGGTCACGTTAGATGCGCCTATGTTCTTAGCAGGGCAATCCAATGTGATGATCCAGGTAGAGGGTGCTAAAGGACTTGGAATTGATCTTGAAAAGCTAAATGCTGGGCAAGGTGTGTTATTTGAGCTTGGATTATCTTTTGTGTTTGTTTCGGTGGAGGTTTTTGAAGGCAGGATGGTTTATTTACTTAAGCCTTTAATAAACTGAGCATTTGTATTAGATTAAGTTATTTTTTCTAACAATAGATAAAATGGAAACTTTTCTAAAATTTTTAACAGTTTTTGGTTCAATTGTTGTCCCATTAGTGATTGCATTTTGGAATACAAGACATTCATCGAGAAAACATCCAAAGGAAGAGTATGCAGAAGACGTAAAAGTGGCTGAAAAGTTTTCTAAAACAATCAATTCTAACGAACCACTACTTGTTAAAGATAGAATTACTCAGCAACTCTTTGTAACCAAGAAAATAACTTTTCAAGAAGGTATATATTTTTATCAATTTCACGATATGGAACGGTGGGTTCGTCAGTATATTGAAGTTCGAGACCAACTTAAAATATTAAGAAACAGTAAAGGTGAGATTTTAAAAATTCATCATCCTCACTCTAAATTAAGGATGTTTTCTTTCACTGCAGGATATGTAGTACTTGCAGTTTTAGGTCTCTTGCCTTTTTTGTTTATAGACTGGTTCATAAACATGTATACGAGTAGTTTGGAAGCCAAGCAATATCTGGTGATATTTAATCTTATTTGTTGGCCAATTATCTGCTTATTAGCCGCGGTGGTATGTCTTATACAAGGATCAAAGTACGGTGAGGTTAAACGCTTCGTGAAAAACTTTGAGTCAAATGCTTTAAAAATCTGAATTTACATTCTTCAAACCGCTCCATATGGGGCGGTTTTTTTATAGGTGAAATATGGCAGAAAGTAAACCAATAGAGCCTAAAGCTCTTCAATTCAAGGCTAATCCTTTTGAGATTGGAACTGCTACAGAAAGCCAAAAACGAAAGTTTAATGGTGTTGCGTACAGTGGCGAACCGATCCAAGGGCATTATTACTGGGGCGATGTCATCTTTGATTTGGAATCAATGCAAATTGATACACCTCTTGCGGCATTGTTGGACCATGACACAGGGCGCCGTGTCGGTGTGGTAACTCATGTTTCAAAAGACAATGCAACAGGGTTAAAGGTTGAAGGTGACCTACTAACCAATCAATTTGGCCAGCAAGTTGCACAGGACAGTGATGAAGGTTTTCCTTGGCAGATGTCTGTGTATATCGATCCCGCATCTATTGAGGAAGTAGAACGTGGGGAAGTCACTGTAAATGGCCGAACGCTCCAAGCACCAATTACCATTTTTCGTGGCGGCCGTATTCGTGAGGTGTCTTTTTGCGCTCTAGGCGCAGATGAAAACACCAATGCAGTGGCAGCTAGCCATACACCAAAAATCATAAATCAACCAGAGGACACAGACGTGACCGAATTAGAAAAGGCGCAAGCCGCACAGAAACAGGCTGAAAAAGAGCGTGATGATGCTTTAGCAGATCTTAAAAAGTTCAAAGCTGATAAGCGCGAAGAAGATATTAAAGTGCTTGAGACAGCTCTAAATAAGCAGTTTAGCGCTGAAGAAAAGACATCCTATACCAATATGGATGACACTTCATTTGCATTCATGTCTCAGCAATTAACGCAATTCTCAGCAGGTAATCAGCCACCAGCTGGTCAACAGCAGCAACAAATTCCATCACACTTTCAGCATTTGTTCACTCACCAAGCCACAGGTGGGCATGGCGATAATCAAGGTGCTGGTGATAAACATAAATTCACAGCTGGTGCACAAGCATTTGCAGATCAAAAGGGGAAATAAGCCATGACTGTTCACTATGTACCACCCATTGCGGTCACCTCGGTACGCCTGATTTTGGATAATGAAAAATTACGCCGTGGTAATGCAAAAGTTACAACGGCAACAGCCTATAAATACGGTGACCTGCTAGCGCTATCAGATGCCAATGTTTTAACTCACGCTACAGATGAATCCACATGGGATGTGATCTGTGGTCAGGATGTCACTGCAGCCGAAGCAACAATTAAAGCAGCAAACGGAATTGAAATTCCTATGTATTTTGGTGGTGTCTTCAACATCGAAGTTGTGGCTTTAAATGGGACTTTACTCACTACTGCTAAATATGATGCAGCACGTGCTAAAGCAACAAAAAACAAAATTGAACTTTCAAAGGTGTAAGTAACATGCCACAGTCTTTTAATCTTGAAGGCATCCCACTTGAATTGCTTGATGTGGGTGAGCTTGCGTTAATTCATAATAACTATCGACCAATGGATACATGGTTATTAGATCAGCTTTTCCCAAATCGTCCTATCTTTGATCGTGATGATGTACCACTTGCAGAAGTAAGTTCTGAGCACGATTTAGCTCCACTTGTGTCACCGCATCAACCAGGTAAACCATTTGACACTACACAATCTGGTGAAGTGCGTACTATTAAGCCTGCTTACTACAAACCAAAAAATCAGGTTACACCTGCAGAAACTTTTGAAATTGCTTTGCTGGAACGATTACGCAGCGCCGGTATTATTTCTACAGGCAATCAAAAATTATCCGATCAAGAAAAGATGCTGATTTCCCAAGTTGCCGTCATGAAGCGTAACCATGATGCGATTGATAATTCAGTTTTAATGATGGCCATTGATCTCTTAAAAAATGGTAAATACGTTCTTCATTCAGATGATTATGAATATAATCTAGTTGATTACCGCCGACATGCATCACTAACCTTTACCCCAGCCAATCCGTGGAACGGAGCGGGTGCAAAACCTGTCGATGACATTAAACTTATGCTTGAGCGTCAACTTGCTGCTGATGGTGGTGAGGCGAAAAAAGCCATTATGTCAGGTTCGGTTTGGGCTGCTTTATGGAATAACACAGAATTTAAAGATGAATTCATCAAGCCTTATGCTGGCATTTCTGTACCAGTAGCACCAAGTTTTGGAGTAAGTGAAAAAGCCACGTTTAAAGGGACCCATGATGGGATTGAATTCTGGGTATACGATGCGACTTATCGTGCAAAAGGCAAGGTTAATCGCTTTATTCCTAAAGATTTCTTCTCATTGATCTCAGATACCAATGGCTCAGTAGCACATTGCAAAATCAAAAATATGTTAGCCAATGGTGTTGCTCAACAGTACTTTGACCGTCAATGGTACTGTGAAGATCCAAGCGGCATCATGTTGATGACTGAATCTGCTCCACTGGTCATTCCATCAAATAAAAATGGTGTGGTGTGTGGCACTGGCTTCATCACTCTATAAGGGGGTATAAATGCAAAAGTACATTGCAAAGCAATCCATCGGGCAATTTATGCCGGGTGATGAAATCAAGGGCTTGAATCCAGAACGTATTCAGGCCCTTTTAGCATCTGGAGCTATTGAAGAAGAAAAAGCTCCAGAACAACCTAAGGCGGATGGTACTGCTGCCCAGCTTGCAAGCCTTACTGCAGAAGTGGCAGAGCTGAAAGCAAATGAGGCAATCCTTATTGAGGGTAAGGATAAAGCCGATGCAGAAGTGGCAGAACTTCAAAAGAAGGTTGAAGGCTTGGAAAAGGCTTTATCTACATCCGAAGCCGCTCTGAAGAAAGCCACTGCCGAAGCCAAGAAATTGGCGTCAGCCGATAAGTAAGGTGACCTATGTACGCGACTGAAGCAAACCTAGTTGCGCGATTTGGTGGTGAGATTGATGAATTGAAGTTGATGCATGCAAGTGCATCAACTGCTGTTCAAGATGCCTTACAGGACGCAACAGAAGAAATTAACGGCTACATCGGTGGTCGTTATTCCTTACCTCTGCCAAATGTTCCCAGTAATTTAGAGCGAATGGCGTGTGATATTGCACGCTATCGTCTTTATTTCCAGCAACCCACTGAAGAAGTGCGTAAGCGTTATGAGGATGCAGTCAGCTTTTTAAAGCTGGTTGCAACCAATAAAGCACATTTGCAAATTCAGAATGTGGAAACCAGCCAGATCGTGGATGACCAACCCAAAAACAAACCATCTACAGCACCAATAGGCACGACTTATACAGGTGGTGTTTTTGGTGACGATGTCCTTGGAAAAATGCCGAGCATTAAGTGAGGTGATGCATGCCAGGCGCATTAATTGAAATTCGTGCTGCTGGTGACTCAGCAATCTCAAAAGCTCTAAGTTTGTATGCTGATGTTGAAGAGCGTCAGTTCAAACTTTATGAGAGCATGGGTGCAGCCTTGGTGGAGAATATCCGCGATCGCTGGTCTCGTGGAGAGGGTTTATACGGTAAGTGGCCATTATCAATTAGGGTGATGCGCCAAGGCGGTACAACGCTGCGAGATAAATCGCGTCTAATGAACTCTATTACCAACAACACAATCAATAATGGTTTTGAGGTTGGTACTGACGTTGAGTATGGAGCGATCCATCATTTTGGCGGTGAAATCAAACATGAGGCACGTCAAAGCACGGTTTACTTCCGACAGAACAAAAAGACCGGTGTTGTAGGTAATCGTTTTGTTCGTCAAACGCGATCTAACTTTGCTCAAGACGTGACCGTTGGTGCTTATACCGTGAAAATGCCTGCACGTGCTTGGTTGGGTTTAACGTCAAATGACGAGCAGGATCTCTTAAACATTGTTGAGGATGTTGTGCTAGATGAGCGATGAAAATCTATATGCGGTACGAGATGAAATTGTAGTGCGCCTCGAGCAGTTCATGGATGAATGGGGTGTAAAGAAAATCTATACCCCTAAGAATCTAGGTGTAACGACTGAACTGTCCCAAATCACCCCGAATATTCAAGTGAATTTCCGCCGTACTAAAAGTGCGGGTGTGGTGAGTAAAGGCGATGCGCTAAAGCTGAAAGTGGTCTGGGAAGTAACAGTATGTTGTAAGCATGCCGCATCACAGGTGACAGATGGTTCCAGAGCATTCGATATGGCTGGTGATCTAACCATTAAGATCATCAAAAAACTGAGTGGCTGGGAACCTGAATCCAGTGCAGAGCCATTGATTTATATGAACACCGAGGAGGACATTTCTAAAAGCTGTGTCTACTCAACGGTGGTTCTAGAGTCCGAGCTATTCATTCAAACCGAACCTGAATAAGGAACCTTATGAAAACGCAATACAAAGCCCTAAAGCCAATTGGTCCTTGGGTGAAAGATCAAATTGTGGGTGATTTACCACAAGCAAAAATTAAACAGCTTTTAGAGGATGGCGTGATTGAAGCAATCAAGCCTGATGTGAAAGTAGAAGCTAAACAAAAAACAAAAGAGGTGCCTGCGAATGGCTAAGAAGTACATTTCATTGCGTGGTAAGTTCTCCCTTGCCCCAATTGTTGAAGGTGTTGTGGGTGCCATGCGAGAGTTGGGAAACATCCCTGATTTTACGCTGGAAATCACCGCTGACAAGATTGAGCATACCGAGTCAATGTCAGGTGATGATACGACCGATTTGGTGCTATACAACACCACTGCAGTTTCATTCAGTGGCACACTCGAGCAGGTTGATGCTGATAACTTGGCATATATCCTGTCAGGTAAAAATGTCGCAGTAGCAACCAAAGCTGTAACTGACCACGATTTAGGAGCGGTCACCAAAGGTCAGAAGATCAAACTAGATGGGTTTAATTTGACTCTACCAACAGTGACTGATGG